ATTCTAGAGTGTTCTTGATTTCAGCAATTGAATCAACAACTGCCTCATCTGATTTAGATACTTCTGTAGCCTCTGCAACTGGTTCTGCAACAACGTCATCTGACTTTGCAACTTCTTCAGCAACAGGTTCTGCGATTGCATCTGCAACTGGGGCTTCATCAGCCTTTGTTACTTCTTCTGCAACTGCTTCTACTACCTGATCTGCCTCTGGAGCGACCTCTACATTTTCAACTACGACGTCAGTCTTCTCTACGATTTCTTCTGTCTGCTTTGTTGCTTTTGCCATAAGGTTTTCCTCCTTGTTTATCTTAGAAGTATTAATGCCTTTAGCACTATCAACTAAGAACTTTATCATATTTGTTTTTTCAACATCCGTCTTTTCAACGAATCCTATATTAGCCATTGGCTCACCAGTGGTAGGGCTTACCTCTGCTTCATTTTCTGAAACCATTACTAGTCCAGATTCCTTGTCCCAAAAGACATTTTCCAAAACTGTCTCATCGCCTTTAATAACATCGATTCCATCAACCTTCTCAACAGAAACAATATTAGCAAACTGATTTGCTGGTGAATCAACAAGACTCAACTCTACCAAATCATATTCCTTAATAACTCTAATTGACTTATCTGACTTCTCGTCATAAGCGTCATCCCACTTGTTCATTCTTCCGCCAATAGAAAAACCTGTATAGGTTCCATCAAGAACCTTTTCCCATGCATCTTGTGCACCCTTTGAAATATATGCAGATACAAAAACACCCTTATACATTGTCTTTGTTTCTGGATCAAAATACTTATCTTCTTTAAACGATACCATCTTTCCTACTGCTGATGGTTGATGCATTTCTCTGATGTTCCCACGAAAACGGGCAAAGGCATCTAGAGATGCTTCGGCTGTTACAATATCATCTTGCTTATCTACATTGTCTAGGGACGCAAAACCTGAAACGATTCTTCGCTCCTTGTCCACCTTTGTAAGTGGCATAGAAAGACGCAGATTATCCCCATCTGAATTCCAATGGGCCTTAGTTATATTGCTCACCATTATATTATAAACCCCTTTTTATAATTATATCACAATGTGGACATATCGGACTCATCATCCATCTTCCGTCCTTCGCCCTTTGGGTTTCTTCCAGACACAGTAGATGTGCTATCAGAGTTGTTGTTAACTCTTTCAGAATCTCTAGCACGGTTAGCAGTTTCATCTGCTGCCTGCTGAGGCTTCATGTCTAATGGCTCATCTCCTCCATCTCTTTGTGGCATTCCCAATGCATTACGGGCTTCGTTAGGAAGCATGATTTGAGTCTTTACATATCTTTCAAGAATTTGAGACTGAGCAATTTCATCTGTCAAAGTTAACTCATTAAATGCAAATTCAAGAATGTCAGTTCTCTCACGAATAATCTTATTGATCATCTTTTCAAGTTGTCTTTGAGAAGGTCTTGCTACCTGCTCCTTAAAGGTTCTATCTTGGGCAAGGGCTGCTGCGATAGATCCAGAATCTCCTCCACCTAACTTTGATAAAGGAACTTGATGTGCTACAAGGATGTCATCACGATTTTGCTTGCGATACTCTTTAAATGATCCCTCTTGAATACCATTCTCAATTGGCTCCATCTTAAACTCAACCTTGTTGGTATCTGAATCAGCAGGTAATGGAATATAAAGGGTTCTATGATTTTGCCCCTTTAATCCAGTCTGCAAGAATCTAAACATTTTATCTTCTGCTTCGGCAGATAGTTTTGCTCCCTTTAATGTAACAACATATCGTGGAACAGCCTTATTGCTGAAAAAGTCAATATTGTATTGTGAGGCAAGAGAATCTCCGTACAGAGAATTAATTGCTGAAATAATATCAGGAACACCGTAGAAAGTGTTTAGTGGTGAGTAAGATTTAAAATGAATAATCTCATTTGGTCTTCCATCTGTTCCTAGTGGATTTGCATTAGTTGCACCAAAGTTTCTAAAGTAGACAACCTTGTTTCCAATTACCTGAACAAACCCATCTCTTAGTCGTCTTACTCTTACTGTAGTTGCTGGTATATGTCCTACATACCCAATCTCTCCACGAGTAGTTCTTCCAATTTCTAAGTACCCATTTCCAGTAGCCTGAAGATCTGTATAAACCTTTTCCATAGAAGATGTAAATGAGTCATCATTGTTTAGACTTTCTAGCCAATCACGTACTTCTATCTTTGCTCTTTCAATTCTTTTACGTGCCTTTTCTGCAGTACTTTTTTCTGCAGTCTCTAACTTAAGAAGCGTTCTTGGTGATATTTTAAAGTCGTAGCCAAGACCAACAATGTTCTCAACCTTTGCATCAATCGCTGCATGGTTTGCAAAAGATGTATCATAGAAGTTGGCAAGTTCGTATAGATTCCATGGTGGAGTAATTACGTCAAACAGTCCATAGGCATTATGATAAATAACACCTGGATTAATTTCTTTTGACTTAGCACCATTAATGCCAGTATTCACAGCAAGTGCACTATCCATGTATGCTTGCGGGGCTTCTGCTTTTGCAATGCGGGAAGCACGTCTTTTAAAGTTATTGTCTAGCCCATTGAGATTCTTTAGTTCATCCCAACTCTTATTAAATGGGTCTTGCTTTTGGAATGTATCATCTACCTTTGGAAGATCATCAATACGTGCCCCAATTTTGTATTCTCTCTCATCACTCATCTAGCGCACCTCTTCCATATTTGTCTGCTGTATCTTGAGCAGCCTTCCAAGCACCTAAATCATTCATTGATGGGATCAGTCCTTGTTCAAGTCTATCCTTTTGTTCTGAATATTCTTCTTCTGTTACTCGTGTAAGTCCTGGAACGAAAATGCATTCTCCATCGCCTTCATCCCCATAGTACTTTGCAGCATCTCTAAGTTTTGCTATCTGAGAGATGTCACCCTTCATGGATTCGATGTTCAGGATTGATCTATTACCGTCTGTAAACCACTTACCGTTTGACTTTTTGTATACGTAGAGTCCCCAGTCATAGTGTTTTTCAATAACTTTAACACGAGATTCTCCAACTTGCCCCTTCATTTTTGGCAAGTTCTTGCGCTTTTTCTTTGGATTTTGCATATTCATAACCATAAGTATACCATATTACAGTGGAGAGGATACGTATTGTTGCCATGTGGCTTCTTTATATACAGAAACTGGATCATTTGAAAGACGTAAAGTCTTCTCGCTATCAATAATTATCTTATTTGTTCCAATATATGTTCTATAAATGTCTCCTGGAGTGATTCCATAGGAAAAAGATGAAGATCTAACTAAAACAGAATACCAAATATATGCAGAATTCCAATATTCCCAATCAAAGGGAACAGGGGTTGGATCTCCTGGGGCATACTGCTCTTTTACTTCATCCCAAATTCTATAGGAGAAACTTTGCTTTTGCTGTAAACTTGTCATTTGATAATATGAGATATGGTTAAACAACATTGAACCATTCAGATTAATATACCCAGAGTAGCCAGCAAAAGATAAAGGCAAGCCAAAGGATATTCCCAAGAAGGCCCACTGCTTTACTGTGATTACTGGATAATAAACTAATTGTCCATTAATATAATAAGATATTCCATCTTGAACTTTGCCTGTCTGTGCATTTACAGCATAAATCTTTGCTCTATCACCAGAGGGACTATTGGCAACCATGAAGAACTTAATCGTAGATGTTGAGTCTTTTACTTCAAAGATTTCATATGGCGTTACTGGAAATGAATTATTATCATATCTCATCGCCAACTGCATTGAGTTAACTCTGTACTCGTCTGTCTTATTTGCATTGATGGGAATGCTGATACCTCTATTTATAAATGGATCAAAGTCACCACGAACCTGAATTCCACTATACCTAGTTAGGTGCAAATAAGGAGTACTCTTTTTGTAAATGCTAATTGGATTCTTTGACTTATAGTCATAGTAAATTCCAGACTTTGTGTATGGAAAAATGTTTTTTCCAAACTTTGTTCCAATTGGATTTGCTGAAGTTTCATTAAGCGATTGAGAAGCAAACTCTAAAGATCTTAACTTAACTTGCTTGCCAAGAATTCCAGGATGCTTAAATTCTAAATGTACAACAACTGCTAAGTCATTAAAGTCAACACTTTTTGGAGGATAGATTATTGTATCATTGACAACTTCATACTTTGTGTTTTGCCAAACAAGTCCATTTTGGATATCAATGATTCCAGATCTAAGGGCTGGTGCAGTGTTCGTAAAGTCTGTATAAAACTTATTTGCTC